GTCCTCTGCTTGTTCGTGGTTTGCTGGAACCCAATCGCAGTTCAGAAATACGACCGTATCTATGACTTTCTGTAATCCGTCAATACCCATACCGGCTGCCAAAAGACTAAAACATCCGATTTTAGCTTTCCCGCTGGTCAATCTATCAATACTTTCCTGCCGTTTATCTCTGTTCATATCACCCGTTAAAAGGGCAGCTTTGTCCCCATAATGTTCTGTCAAGAAACGGAGAGGGTCGAGATAGTTGCTGAATATCAAGATTGACCTATCGTTATCTAAAAACTCGTCAATCATTTCCATCAATCGTGGCATTTTCTTTTGGATAAGAAATGCTTGAAGTTTTGGCATATGGGTGACCGAAGGTTTTCCGTCCACTTTCCATTTACCAAAGACTTCTTTGAGTAGTTCTTGATATTCCTTCTTTTCTTCTTTAGTAAGTTCTACATACAGGTCATTTCGTTGTTTTGCAGGAAGTTCTGTAAGTACTTCACTTTTCTTTCTGCGAATGACCAAATCTTTTGTACGGTCGTGGAGGTCTTGTAGGTTTCGTGGAGCATCACCTTTCCATCCACCATAGCGTTCCACAAAGTGATAGAAGTTATTAAATCGTTCTTTATCCAAGAAGTTTAATAAACTAAATGCTTCGATTGGACGAGACATCACAGGAGTTCCCGTCAAGAAAATACTATACTTGGTTTTAATCCCAGGATACTTTCTACGTTCCTTCCACGACCCCAAGATACTTTTTGCTCTAATGGTTTGTCTATTCTTTAGGTAAGTGGCTTCGTCACACACCAAGAGGTCAAACTTTTGGTCACGGAGTGATTTACTAATCTTAGCCACTGCGTCATAATGGACGATGTGGAATTGATTATCCAGTTCACCATAATAATGTTTACTATCCCAAATGGTAGATTTCTTACCAGTGAACTTTTTTATCTCACGTTGCCAGTTCACCACAACCGAAAGTGGGCAGACAATCAACGTTTTAAGATTATGATGTTGTGCATATCCGATTGCTTGTGCCGTCTTACCCAAACCAGGTGCGTCTGCAATCAAACAACGACCACCTGCTCTATCGACGAACTGGACACCGACCTTTTGATATGGGTAAAGATTGAGTTGCATCCCTTTGATTTTGAAATCTGTATCTTCTTGACTACGGATTTCGTCAAGGTCTTGTCTGCGAGATTTAAGTTCCTCAACCTTGTCCAATACTTTCTTGTCACACTTAATATTCGTGAATATCGTAAATAGTTTCGGAAGATGCACGACTGGGAATTCCCAGTGCTTTTCATCGTTGTTCCATTTACGACCATCAATCTCATACTTAAATTTTGCCAACATCACCTTATCGTATGGCATAATAATAGCAGCGGTCTTATTATCTATTAATAACACCTCTACTTTATCACTTGATTGCTTGGGTAAGTCTTTGTATGAGATAGTTGGATTATTAGTTCTGGGGAGGTCGAGTTCACTAACATCTTCACCCATTAACGTTTTTGCTGCAGCGATTCTCCACTGCTCAGGTAATCCCTCTTGCCCAGACATCCACTCCAAATACGAAGGAACACTCCGTGCAACGTGTGCTAGGGAGTGTCCTTTAAATCTACCCCACGTAAAGATTACGTGTTCAGCCGACTTGTGGATTTCCATCTGTTGAAATCTTAATGTACTTCATCGTTTCCATATCCAACCGCCATCCTTCTTGTGGGAGTAATCCCATCATTAGCATTAGTTCAATATTAGCATCTTGCAACTCTTGTAATGATTTCTGTTGGTATTCACGGATACGATTATTGTGTAGTTCAATTAGTTGACGGATTGCCAACGGAACTGGTGCTTCTGTCATTTGCTTTTGTTCTTCTGTCATATTACACCTTTCTCTTAAATAGTTGTGCCATATCGTCCTGACGATGGATTAACTTACCTGCTGGTTCCCATTCTTGGTCAAGACCAGTAACCTTCATAATATTATCAATTGAACCATACTGCTGTGTCCAATCACAGGTCAAGTTAATGAGTAATAGGTCTGTCTTGTCATAGAGTTGCTTACGAACCTGCTCTGCGGTTGCCCGAGTAGTCTCTAATAAACGACCTGGCATTAAGAGTACTAAACTGTACATATCTTCTTTCCAAGTGTTTAATTCAAAAATACTTCCCATCGTAAAGACGCCCCAGTGAATTGTGGTTGCGGCAGACATACAACGTTGTCTATCCATTTCCACACCATGTGGTACTAAATCAAATCTGTCTCCAACCACACGACCTAATAAGACACCATTACCACACCCCAAGTCAAGAACATTACCACCAGGAATATATTTCATATCACCGATTGCATCAATAATAACTTGGTGGAAGTGATCCATAGCTTCCTTATTACTAAATCCATTTTCTTCCCACATCGAAGTATCTTCAAGAGACTTAGCAAATGAAATAGTTTTTGTAACTGGCTTGACTTTAATTTTCTTTTGATTGTATGGATAGGTAATACCCGACATACCATCTACTGGATATTCGTGGGCATGTTTCTGAACTACGTACTTCCACGGAGTCATGTCCGTGCGAGAAGAAATTTTATTGATGGGAGTGCGAATTTCTGCAATTCCATGCAGTGCTGACCATTCTACAGGCCACGACAGTAATTCGTAAATCCAATCAATTTGTTCACTATATCCCAACTTACGACCAAGTTCTGCCATCTTCATACCAAGTTCTTCGGTAGCTTTGCAGTTAAATGAGCATGGAAGATGAGATACTAATCGTACACCCTGCCAACGCCACAAGATATTACATTCTGGTGGTGTATCTGCCTTGATGTGGATGGTTGTATGTGTTTCATCGTCATCATCCAACTGCATATCGTCCGATGCCATCGTCCACGTAGAATCCACAAATCCTTGGTTGACCCAATACTTCATAAAGTGATTGGTACAACACGTAGGATATCCAAGCAAACGACCAGCTTCACGGTCACGAATATTTGGTTCTGCCTGCCAAATATTAAACCATTCATCAGCCATTGCTTCCGATTTAGTAAATACTACACGAACGTTATAATCACCACCAGTATGTGGTGTGCTAGTTGAAGAGTAGGTTTTTGCTTTACCTTCTTTCGCAATAGGAACTACGAGCACACCGTACTTTTTATATTCGTCGATAAGTCTTGTAAGTTCTGCGGGTGACACAATATCCAACGAGGATGGACGAATATCGTGCACAACTGACATACGTTCTATATGCCGCCAGACACCGTTTATTGAAGCAATAATCGGTTCATACTTAATTCTATTTTCCATACTTGTCCACTGCACCCGAGTCCAATCGGGTAAGACATGCTTTATTCTTCGCATAACCCCTTCTGTGTTTAAATTAAACCTTCAACTTACTCTTTTCTTCTGCGATAATCTTTTGTAAGAAGGACTTCCAGGAATTTCCAGTACTTTCTTCTACAGGTGCCGATGACGAAGTACCGTACTTTGCTTCATACGCCGCTGCGTAACGACCAGTCTCGTCGTAATGGTCGGCATGCCCATCCGTCATATCAAATTCTTCTTGACCACCAATAACTTGTGATGTAATACTTACGGGAACTACTTCTGCAACGGTTTCGGTTGCCACACGAAATTCTGCTGGTACTTCCTTTAGTACTCCTGACTCAACCAGTTCTTTAACTACTGCGAACTTTTGACCATATGCACCGGATGCATCTACGTGGTCTGCGTGTAATTGCGGAATCATACATATCCTCTTTTTGTAATAAGTAATTGTTTATGGTAAATATCCATATTTCTGTTCAAACTCAATCGCATATCTGCCTGTTTCATCTGTATGGTCGGCGTGTGGTTGGTTACCACTCGATTGATTACGTAGATATTGAGTAATGAAGTTTTCAATATCGAAGTTGCCTCTTAAGTATTCCTTAATATATGCTAATCTAATTTCAACTCCTCTACTATAACCATACATTAAGACATCTTCGTACTTCTTTAAATCTGGACTGAGAGAAAGTGGTACCTCACCTTTTTGCACCATCAACTTTTCAAAGATACCAAATGCTACCTTCCAGTTCATGCAAGTATCGGTTCTATTTCTCCAATCCATATCTGCTCCTGTACCAGGGCAGTGTGATTTACACATAATGAAGAACCGACATCCTTGACAACCACCATATTCTTGCGGGGTATTATATAACGCCATTTGACGTTCAAATCCGTCAATATCTGCTTTAATCCAATTAATACCTTCTTTATTACCACGACCACAGTTTGCCTTATTACCTTGGGAGTCAATACCTTGTACAGCGTGTGTTGTATATGGGTCACACGATAAAAATGTACACGTTGCATCATTATCACGTGCCAGCAACATATCTTCTACGTCACGGAAAATGTCGAAGTTGAATGGACGCTTACCAGGAACGTTTAACTCACCAATTTCGAATTCCCACATATCTAGAAGAAATTCAATATTTTGTTCTGGGGTCAGAGCTAGTGTTTCACCAACTGAGCTATGGTCAATTTCTAATGGATGAAGTCGAGCACCAGGTACACCCCATGCCTGCAATTCTTTAATCCATGCCTTAAATCGTTCGCGATACTTTGGTAACCCGTTCTTTTTATGAATGGTAATAATCAGTCCAATAGAAATATTATTTTCTAGACACTTCTTGATAGCCTCGAATGATTTCTTCGTTGCTGCTCTAGTCTTTTCAAGCGACCCAGCCCAACGGGTATCATTCATTTCATCAGGTCCGTCAAGAGAAACACCGACATGAACGTTATATTTCTTGAACATTTCGATATGACGATCTGTAATTAATACGCCATTTGTTTGGATACCGTTACTTCCGTAACGTTCGTATCCCCACTTAAAAATAGTTTCTAAGTCGTCAATATCAGTTAATAATGGTTCACCACCAAATAGAGTAAAGTTACCACCCTCCTTTTCCAGTCCTTCTAACATTTTTTCAAGAGAATATGTTTTTTGACGGAAATTTCCTGCGTCACGCATAGGATGCTCGTAACAATACGGGCAACTTAAATTACACATTACTCCAACTGGTTCCAATTCAATCGTCATATAACCTCGTGATTAATAAATCATTTTATAATATATCAGGATAATACAGATTTGTCAAGCCCAATTATGGACCAACTAATACTGGTTGGTCACTATGTGGCGTGGTGTTATCTGTATGTGCTGCTGCGATATCGGTGTGCGATGCGTTTGTGGTGTTGTCTGTGTGCGCTGCGTTGATTGTTGTATTCGTGAACGGTGTGGTACTATCTGTATGTGCGGCAGTGATTGTAGTATTTGTAAATGGTATAGTTGTATTACTAAACGCTGTGGTGTTGTCTGTGTGCGCAGCTGCGATGTTAGTGTGCGATGCGTTGGTAGTATTGTCGGTGTGTGCTGCTGCGATATCGGTATGCGATGCTGCGATGTTAGTGTGGGATGCGTTTGTGGTATTATCTGTGTGAGCAGCTGCGATGTCTGTATGTGATGCGTTGGTAGTATTATCGGTATGTGCTGCTGCGATATCTGTGTGTGCCGCTCCAACATTACTGTGTGCGATGTTGGTATGTGATGCTGGTGTGGTTGAGTTTGAGAACGGTGTTGTACTATTTGAGAAGTTAGTTGTGTTGTCTGTATGTGCTGCCCCAATATTGGTGTGAGCGGCTGTAATATTCGTATGTGCGGCACCGATGTTTGTATGTGCAGCACCGATATTTGTATGCGCCGCACCAATATTACTATGTGCGATGTTTGTGTGTGACGTACCAATATTAACGAACGCTATATTACTAAATGGTGTGGTACTATTAGAAAACCCAACATTACTAAATGGTGTAGTTGAATTTGAGAAGTTAGTTGTACTATTAGAAAATCCAACATTACTAAATGGTGTGGTACTATTAGAAAATGCAAGATTATGATGAGCGATATTAGTATGTGACGTTGCAGGAGTATTGGTATGTGCCATGGGTTATCTCAAAAAATTAACGCTTAAATTTACACGTACTATCTAGGTACTATAGTTAATATAGCGATTTTAACCACAGGATCTACCATAGGTTGTAATCGGTATATATCTCCATCTCTTGTCCATTTACGTTCTTTTGTTTCATCATATTTTGATGCGTATGTGTTTGGTATAGCTGACGCAAATGTTTCTTTCGATATAGCATTTCCATCGTGATTAAAATGTCCAACACAAAATGTAAAATCATCCGAGTATTGATTATATGAAATCCACCATTTTGCTTGATATGGAAATCCAGAAAATCCTACTTGTTGATTAACACCTTCGGGAGTGGTTAAGGTTTCAAACATATCAGGACGTTCACCAGAGGTGTACAATCCAAATAAATTTTGTTCTTGTAAAAAATTTTTTAATTCTGTTACAGAATTCATTTTATATCTCCTTAGTTAATAACCTATTATTGACAGAAATCACCAGGATTGCAATATCCCGTTGGAGTTCCTGCACAAAAACATCCATACTGAGCACATCCGTTATCACACACATCACCAATACACGCACATGTTGTACTATCTCCATGTGGACTTGTACTGTTAGAGAATGCAATATTACCATGTCCGCTATTTGTATGCGATGCACCTACATTACTATGTGCAATATTGGTATGTGCCGCACCAACATTCGTATGCGATGCTCCAACATTACTGTGTCCGATGTTAGTGTGTGACGCCCCTACGTTACTATGTGCAATATTTGTATGTGCTATAGTAGTGTTTGTAAATGCGATATTACTGAACGGAGTAGTGCTATTGGAAAACGGAGTTGTGCTATTGGAAAACGGAGTTGTGCTATTGGAAAACGGAGTTGTGCTATTGGAAAACGGAGTTGTATTATCAGTATGCGCCGCTGCGATGTTAGTGTGTGCTGCTCCAATATTTGTATGTGCTGCGGTAATAGTGGTGTTTGTAAATGCGATATTACTAAATGGTGTGGTTGAATTCGAGAACGCTGTGGTATTATCTGTATGAGCGGCTGGAATTGTTGTATTGGTGAATGCCGTGGTATTATCGGTGTGTGCTGCAGTGATCGTAGTATTTGTAAATGGTATAGTTGTATTACTGAAAGCCGTTGTGTTATCTGTATGAGCGGCTGGAATTGTTGTGTTACTAAAGGCTGTAGTATTGTCTGTGTGTGCTGCTGCTATATCTGTATGTGATGCTGCGATGTCTGTATGTGATGCGTTTGTGGTGCTATCGGTATGTGCTGCTGCAATATCTGTATGTGATGCGTTGGTAGTATTGTCTGTGTGTGCTGCGTTGATTGTGGTATTGGTAAATGGTGTGGTATTATCGGTGTGTGCTGCGGTTACGTCGGTGTGACCACGGCGAGCATTACCAACAGAGGATATCCATTGCCAGAATGTAGTTTGTACCCACACCGACCCTGCCTTTGCTCCAGCCGCAGCTCCCAAATCAGTAGATGCAATTGTACGGTCAACACCAGTAGCCGAGATATAATGGAAATCGTTTCCATCTACCCAGATAGACCCAGCCTTAGCTCCCGCAGGACTTGTACCTGCGGTGCCAGTATAATAATATTCATTTCCTGTTGCGTCAATAAATCTAAAGGTTTCACCATCAACCCATATACTACCAGGTGCCTTAGCCATATCTTAAAATCTCCACATAACATCAACCTCTATATAAGTAGTATTTTTCATATCTTTACTTATAAAAACGATGTTATACACACGTAAATGTTCCTAAACAACCGACTGGTCTTGCTGCGCAAACCACAGAATATAATGTACTATTTGGGTTTACATAAAAGTTTGATCCTGACGATGGGGTACCTTGTACACAATTTACATATCCTGCTGGACATTCTGCGTCAACACCACGACTTCCTTGTGGACCTGTTGGCCCTTGAACTCCAGCGATACCTTGTACACCACCAGTTCCCGTTGATGCAGCCCCCGCAGATATACCTGTTACACCGACAATACCTGTTGCACCCTGTGGACCACTTGGACCCGTAGAACCAGTAGTTGGTAATCCAACTGGACCTGTTGGACCTGTAATGCCAACTAAATTAGTTAGTCCTATTGGTCCTGTAACCCCAATCACACCTGTTGCACCCGTAATACCTATTACACCAGTAGCACCAGTAGCACCAGTTGGTCCTGTTGCACCAGTAGAACCTGACGTAAATGATGCAATGCCTGTTGGACCTGTGATACCTGTGATACCAATAACTCCTGTGATACCAGTTGGTCCTGTTGGTCCTGTGCTTCCCGTTACCCCTGTTGGTCCTGTAATACCCGTAATACCTATTGACCCCGTTGGTCCTGTTGGTCCTGTTGGTCCCGAACTTGTTAATCCTGTTGGACCTGTTGCACCAGTTGGCCCCGTAGAACCAGAACCTGCCGACCCCGATGGTCCTGTTGGACCTGTTGGACCCTTATCGCCTTGTGGTCCTGTTGGTCCAGGACCATATGATGCGGTCAATACATTTACATTCACTGCATACGTTGCGGTAAATGCTAAACTACTTGTGAGTGAGACACTTGCAGTTGTTGGTGTACCTAGTGGGAAAAATTGCGACATATCGTATTATAGGTATGCGTTACTGTGGGCTGCTGCGATATTTGAATGCGGTATTGTAGTATTTGTAAAGTTAGTGGTATTATCTGTGTGAGTTGCTGGTGTGGTACTGTTTGAGAATGCTATATTACTAAATGGTGTGGTACTATTGGAGAATGGTGTTGTGGAGTTTGAAAATCCAGTATTTGCAAATCCTATATCAGTATGTGCTGCTCCAACATTACTATGTGCAATATTTGTATGTGCTGCTCCAATATTACTATGTGCAATATTACTATGCGCAATATTACTAAATGGTATCGTCGTATTTGAGAAGTTTGTAGTACTGTTTGCAAAAGGTATAGTGCTATTACTAAATGGTGTTGTACTATTTGCAAAATTATCATATGGAGCACACGGAGTACCAGATACAGCGGCACAACTTGGAGCCCCTTCATAGAATATACATCCTGGACCCGCATCTCCGTCCAAACAGTAATAACCAGTCAATGCAATATTTGTATGTGCTGCGGATATATCTGTATGTGCTGGTGATGTGTCGCTGTGCGATGCACCAATATCTGTGTGTGATCCTGCGATATTTGAAAACGCAATATTACTAAATCCAATATTACTAAATGGTGTTGTTGAATTTGAGAATCCAATATTACTAAATGGTGTAGTGCTATTGGAAAATGCTGTATTGCTGTGAGCAATATTAGTATGTCCCGCAGTAATATCTGTATGTCCCGATGTTACATTACTATGTGCAATATTTGTATGTGCTGCGTTTGTGGTATTGTCAGTATGCGCTGCACTGATATCTGTATGACTTGCTACTACGTCACTATGCGGTACTGTGATATCCGCGTGTGTTTGATTACAAGACCCTGTAATAAAGAATGCAGCTCGACCAGCTGCTCCTTGTGGTCCTGTTGGACCAATTGACCCACTTGGTCCTGTAGCTCCTGTTGCACCTGCTGCACCGAATGTATTTGGGCCAGAGGATCCTGACGGTCCTATTGCACCCGTTGCACCCGTTGGGCCTACTGGGCCTGTTGGTCCTGCTGATCCTGATGCTCCTGTTGGACCTGTTGCACCTGTCGGACCTACCCCTGTTGGACCTGTACTTCCTTGTACACCCGTTGGCCCCGATGATCCTGTAGGTCCAGTTGGTCCCACAACACCAGCTACACCTGCTGTGGTACTAGCACTACCAGTTGGTCCTGTTGGTCCTGTAATACCCGTTGCACCAGTTGCTCCTTGTATACCCGATGGACCTGTAATACCAATAACACCTGTAGATCCTGTGATACCCGTTGGACCCGTTGGACCTGTTGCTCCACTTGGACCACTTGGACCTGTTGGTCCTGTAGATCCTGACGTTTGTGGGCCTGATGAACCCGATACACCTTGTACACCTGTTGATCCCGATATTCCCGATGGTCCGCTTGGTCCAGTCGCACCAGTAGCACCTTGTGGACCAGATGGGCCTGTTGGTCCTGATGGTCCACCTAGTGCATATGATGCTGTTAAGTACGCAGAACCACTATTCGTTGCAACCGATGCCGTAAATGTCGTATTGGCATTAATTGCGAACGAACTAGTCGTTGGTACACCAAATGGGAAAAACTTAAACGTCATAACACTTTCTCTCTATTATGGTGTGTTTGCACCAGTTGGACCTGTTGCACCCTGTGCTCCACTAGGACCTGTTGGACCTGTTGCACCCGTTGCACCTGTTGGTCCTGTAAATGCTGTTCCTTGCGCACCTGTTGGTCCTGTTGGTCCTGTAACGCCTATGGTACCGCCAGGTCCCGATGACCCAAATGGACCACTTGGGCCAGTTGCACCAGTTGGTCCTTGAATACCAGATACAGCAATACCTGTTGCACCAGTTGGGCCTGTTGCTCCTGTAACACCTACCGGTCCTGCAAAACCTTGTACACCAGAGGGGCCACTTGGTCCTTGTGGTCCTGTTGGGCCTGTTGCACCTGTGATTCCAACAATGCCTGTTGCTCCTGTTGCCCCCGTTGGCCCTGTACTTCCCGAGACTCCTCGTGGTCCTGTTGGTCCTGTTGATGCTGCTCCAGTTGCCCCCGTTGCTCCCGTTGGTCCTGTAATACCTGTTGGACCTGTTGGACCTGTTGCGGAACGTGGTCCTGTTGGACCTGTAATACCGATTGGTCCTGTTGGACCTATTCCTGTTGGTCCTGTAATCCCCGTGACGCCTTGTACTACTGATGTTGGTCCCGTTGGACCTGTTGGTCCACCACCCGTAAGTGAATACGATGCAGTCATACCAGACAGCACGAACGATGCTGTCGTTGCTGCCGATCCTGTAAATGCGAATGAAGAACTAAACGTTCTAAACGGAAAATATCTTAACATAGTAATCCAATATAAATATTCATCACCAACTTATCTACTTTGTTTTTATTACTTTACAGGAAGCCATTTTCCAACAGGACATGCCGATGCCGCCAATTGTGTTTTTGCTTTCATAAAGCATCCGCATTTTTCACAACGAAAATTGTCCTTTAAAAATTCACAACCTTGACAAATTGAAAATCTGTTAAATGCGGTATCTGCGTCAACCATTATTGGTAGTCCTTGTGCAGCATGCTTACCAGTCATCCACATTTCTTTTGCTAAATTACGTGCCTGTTGAAATACAGAAGGGAACTTTGATGTATCTTCCGACTTCATCATTTGTTCAGTACGCTCATAACTGTCTTTATTTTCTGCACCGAATGCTGCTTCTGCATATGTCATACCCTCAACCATCTTATACGCCGTTACGATATCAGTTGGTGCTGTCATCGCATTATGACCTTGACGATAAAAAAGAGGTGTATAATTCTTTGGTGCAAAATAGTACACTGCTTGTGTCATCGGTCGTGGGAACATAATTGGTTCTTCACGATAACAAATTGTATGTAAGTGAACTGGATTTTGTTGTCCCTTAACTTGGTTTTCTAAATCTGTCAAAAACTTACTTTTGAAATTTTCACATCCTTCTGCGACAATCACTGCTATAACGACATGCGTTGCATTGTCAATTAATTCTTGTAAATCACGAAACATTTGTACGCTCATAAACTTTAATCCTCTAGTGAAAATAAATAAACTGATGCTGAGAAGGTTCCTGTTCCAGAACCATTAGTAATTGTATAGTAGGTTGTTTGGTCTGCTGTTAGTAATGCAGGATTTGTTAAATCTTCGTCATTTCTACCAACGAGTATAGGTGTCATAGGTGTTTTAGCAACATCTTCCATATAGAAATCAGAAATTAATCCACTATTTTGTGCGGGTTCTGTTCCAAATGACCGAGATATTTCAGTTACATCATCTCTAAAACTTTGGCTAGTGTAGAGTCGCAATCTGATTGGTGCTACAGTTGGTTCTACCGCGTATACTAAATACGTTCGTGGTGAACTAATACTACCAGTTCTATGACTACCAGATGCCAATGCCGATGCACTAATAATTAATGTTTGATGCGTTGTTACTCCCGCTAAGTTAGAAACAGCGGTATCTTCCATTAAAAATCTAGTAACATTTATTGCATCACCAGAATTTAAGTTAAACCCAGAACTGGAATCAATAGTATAATATATACTAGATGATATAGGATTGTCAAGGTTCACCCCAAACACAGGTGGTGCTAGACGAAATAATGCTTCGTCTGTTAAATTAATATCAGCTATTAATCCGATAGATGACGGTACACTCTGAGAAATAAATGGTCGTGTTAATTCGGTTCCGTCATTACGACTTGCAGCATCGGTGTATAATCTTACACGGCAACGTTTTGAACCTTGTATCGCAGTGAGTGCAAATACACGACCCATCGTAATAGATCCTGTATATTGCACCTTACTGTTAGTAATCGGGATGGTTATAGTATCACGCTTTAATGCTGTTGCACCAGCGACAATTTGTTGTCTAAGACCCATATCTAATAAAACCTCTTATTAAGTTGCGTAGTAATTAGTACCAACTGGAACCACAAATCTATATTCTAATCCACTACCAGACACGATTCCAGAGAATTGTGAACCAGAGAATGTTACTGCTTGACCAGATAATGACGATACCGTTTGCGCAGAACTACTGTTTATTCCCGCGTTATAGTTTACAGATGACCATACTATTTGTGTTGAACTAGTGACCCATCCTGGATATTGTGCGGAACTGGATACTGTTCCACCAGGTAATAATGGTTGAACCTGTGCACTACTTGACACAACACCACTTAATTTGTTGGTGATACTATTATAATCTACCTGACCAGAACTAGATACTGTTCCTGTTGGTAAAAATGCAGTTACTTGTGTAGAACTACTTACTACATTTGCTGTGAGTACATTTGTTGCTAATGATGCTGTACCAAATAATGATGATGTTACTCCCGCAAATGTTACCTGGTCAACTGTTTGTACACCAAGGTCCACATCGGTTAATGCTACACCATTTAATGTTAATCTTGCCGTACCTTGACTTGGTGACGTAAATGCAGAACTACTATATACACCACCAAGCTTATTGGTTATGGAGTTATAGTCAATTTGACTTGATGCAGTAACCCATCCTGGATATTGTGCTGACGATGAAACCGTACCACCAGGTAATAGTGGTTGAACTTGTGCAGAACTACTAACGATACCCGTATTGTAATTTACGGATGACCATATAATTTGACCAGAACTTGATACGGTACCTGCTGGAAGTAGTGTTGCAATTTGTGCTGCACCCGATACCACACCATTATTTGCTAGTATTGAACCTGTGAAGGTACCTGTGTGGGTTCCTACAAATGATCCGCTAAACGAGCCCGTGTTGATTTGTGCAGAACTGGTGACCCAGCCAGGATATTGTGCCGAACTTGATACTACTCCACCAGGAAGTAATACTGGAAGTTGCGTGGAACTAGATATTACACCAGGAAGTGCTGCAATTGCACGTGCATTGGTGAAGTATAAATTAATACCTTCCGTTAAGTTCGTGGTTGTTGCTGTTCCTAAGAAACTTGCGGAATGTACATTTTCTACATTTAACTTGGTTTTTACTCGTGCATCTGTATAGTATAGGTTTGTAGTACCTTCGGCTAATCCATCCGTGTTGACCGCAAGTGAACCGGACACACCCAATGCCAAACTTGCGGTTGCTGCGTAGCTTGCACTGTTTACTAAGACTGGAGCTATTTGGGTAGAACTACTGACGGTTCCTGCTGGTAGTCTATTTACGACTTGTTGTGAACTACTCAAAACAGATAATGAATCAATATAACTTAATACTAAAGAATTTGCGTAATACTTGTTTGTTGATCCTTGTGGTAAATTATCTGTTGTTGCTGTTCCAAGGAAACTACCAGACATTACTACATCACTATTCATTTTACTCTTTACACGTGCATCCGTGTAGTAAAGATTAGTGACACCTTCTGGTAAGTTGTTGGTAGTCGCTGTACTCATGAAACTACCAGAGTGTACAGTACCAAGTTGTGCTGCTACTGCTGTTGCAAAATTAGATGTTGCTCCGGCGTTAATTTGACCAGAACTTGATACAGTTCCTGCTGGAAGTAGTGGTGCAACTTGTCCACTACTTGAAACTATTCCAGACGGAATACTGGTTAGACTATTATATGGGAACGTACCAGTTAATGCACCACTTACAGATGCCGTTACGGATGTTGCGGTAATTGTTGTTGCATTTACTATTGTTGGTGCGATAGTTTGTCCAGCTACACCCGCAACTACTTGTGCACTACTTGATACTGTACCCGCTGGGAGTAGTGGTTGGACTTGTGTAGACGATGAAACTATTCCTGCAGAAATTCCAGATATACTGCTGTAAGTTATTTGACCAGAGGATGATACTGTTCCTGCTGGTAATAATGTTGCAACTTGTGTTGATGAGGAAACAATAGCACTTGGAATTCCCGTCAAACTTGCGTATGGGAATGTACCTGTTAATGCACCGGACACAGCCGATGCGGTTATTGATCCTGTTACCTGTAAGCTTCCTACGATTCCTACTTGTGTACCATTATCACTAATTTGTGAGTTTACGATGTGGTCACCACTAGTTCCAGCCTTTGGTAATAAATTCTGTGTTAAAAATTGTTCATTACCCAATGCACCAGTATTTTCTGGACCAGTAATCACTATACTACTAGTGTTACTTGTTCCTGCGTGGACAAACAACCATACGTTATTGACACTATCCCAGAGAAGTGAACCAGATTGGTTTGTTACTGATCCGGAGTCATACACATTAAGACCACCATAACGAAGAACTGCGGTAGTGTTTAATGTAAGTTTATTAGATCCTACATCAAGTTGTGATGAGGTAACATACAGAATAGATGATGTACCTTGTACTGTCAAGTTGCCTGTAATAGTTGTAGAACCAGAAATTGTTTGGTTGCCCACAAAGATATTAGAACCTGTTGTTGCTATGGCTCCTATACCCGTGGTATTTTGTACAGTAACTTGACCAGAACTTGAAACGGTTCCTGCTGGAAGTAATGGTTGTACTTGCGTTGAACTCGAAACAACACCACTTAATTTATTGGTGATGGAATTATAATCTATTTGACTTGACGCAGTGACCCATCCTGGATATTGTGCTGAACTACTGACAATACCATTTGGGGTTCCTGTTAAACTTGCATATGGGAACGTACCAGTATGTGTACCAGCAAAAGACCCTGTAAATGATCCTGTAAATGATCCTGATGCTGGTGATGGGGTTGATGAACCCGACGTAGTTATTACTAATGTTCCATTCGTATCTTTTAATGCCAAAGTTCCAAGATATAACGTAGAACCAGACAAGTATAAATCTTTAAATCGTGCGGTAGGGCTACCTAAATCGTATGTATTTGTTGCAGATGGTATAATATGTCCAGATGCAGTAATTTGTGCAGTTGCTACATTTTGACCAACAAGATTTGCTACAGTTTGTGCGGATGAAGAAACTGTACCTCCTGGTAAAAATGCTTTAACTTGTGCAGAAGATGATACTGTATCTGTTGGTAGTATTGCCGGTACTTGTGTTGAACTTGATACAATACCTGCTGGTAATGCTGCTACTACTTGTGCGGACGATGATACCGTACCACCAACAGTTCGTAAACGAAGTGTGTAGTTTGCCGTGTCGTTAGTAACAACGATACCATCTGCACCACCTGATGCGGTGACGAAAATACCTGTGGTAATGGTGAACGATTTATTACCATCACTGCCCAAGGTATTAACTGTTGGTTGCCCAGTTATTGATTGATAATTAATTTGACCAGAACTACTGACTACGGTTTCTGTGTTTAGTTTTGCTTTTACACGAGCGTCAGTATAATATTGATTAGTTCCTTCACTAATATCTGTTGTGGTAAGCGTTCTAGTTCCACCGAGTGAAACCGCACTTCCATTAATTGTAATAGAACTATTATTTAACGCTGCGTTTGGTAATCCAAATAGTTGAGCACCACTACCACTAAATACACCAGTTGTTTTAATAGTACCGGATGATGTAATATCAGCTAACGCAAGACTGGAACCTGAAATGGATGTCGCAAACTGTGTTGAACTGGTTATTAGTCCAGCGGGTTTATTTAAAATATTAACCCAATCTCTTGCGTCATTTGTTAGTTTTTCTTTTTCGATGGATGCGTTTGCTATTGCAAAACTTGCCGTAATGGCTCCACTTGTGATATTAACCGCATTACTAAAAGTAACGTTGTCGGTAAATGTGACCGTACTACTACCCGATGTGGCGCGTTGGATATTATTTACTTTTAATATACTCATATTGTGCTCTAACTAAAGTGTATATACCCCCGTATAAATATCATTTTATACTCAAATAAACGAAAAAAGGCACCCGTTTAGATGCCTTTTTCTTTAAATTATCAGTTGTTTATTAGGTTGCATAGTAGTTGGTACCAACAGGAACCACCAATCTATACTGCAATCCACTACCAGACACGATTCCAGCGAATTGTGAACCGGACATTACGATGTTATTTGCCGTAACAGTACCAGTTAATGTTGGACTTCCTGCGAATACATTTGCACCTGTACCAGTTTCATCCGTTAATGCTGCTGCCAAATTAGCACTGGATGGTGTTGCTAAGAATGTGGCTACGTTGGCTCCCAATCCAGAAATACCAGTTGATACTGGAAGTCCTGTTGCATTTGTTAATGTAACGCTTGTTGGTGTACCTAATATTGGTGTTACTAATGTTGGACTGGTACTCATTACTACGTTACCAGTACCCGTTATTGCATTTGATACTAATGTATCGTTTGCATCTGTAAATACAGCTTGGTTTGCACTTAAACCACTAATTGTAGCATTTGATGCTGTAAGATTTGTTCCAACTGATAATCCGTTGGTAATAGATACCGTGATACCATTATCAGTAATTTGTGAATCGGAGATATGTTCTAATCCACCACCCTTTAATACTCTATTCTGGGTCAATAACGTTTCATTACCAACACTATTGAATGTTGGTGGACCCATTACAACTACGGATGATGTTACACCACCCGCAGTATTTTGATGAACGAATATCCACTGGTCATTAATAGAATCAAAATATAGTGACCCACTACGAAGTGGGGATGAGCCCGAATCAATAACTTCAATACCACCAAGTCTTGTACCTGGTGTATTGGTATTCATCGTAATTACGTTTGTTCCGATATTTAATGTACTTTGTGAAATATAGCTAATGGAGGACGAACCCAATACTGTTAGGTTTTGGTTGATAGTTAGTGACCCACCAATTGTACCATTTCCCGATGTTTGAATACTTGCCCCGCTGATGGCACCAGTTGCATTAATAATAGATGGAGCAATCGTTTGTCCTGCGATTGCTGCAACTGCTTGAGTAGAACTGCTATATACACCAGTTAACTTATTTTGAATACTATTATAGTCTACTTGTGTTGATGAAGAGTAAATACCTTGTAATAGTAGTGTACCGTTTGCTGTGATATTGGCTGCGGTAAGTGTACCCGTTAGAGTTGGTGATGCGGACATCACCACGTTACCAGTACCAGTGATTGCGTTGGATACTAGCCCATCACTTGCATTAGTAAAAACCGCTTGGTTTGCAGTCAAGTTAGATGCGGTGACTGTACCTGTTACTTCTAATGCACCAGTAACCGCTAGTTTACCACCAATTAACGCATTTGTTCCAGTTTGTAGTACTGAACCACTTAATATATTAGTTGCATTTACATTCGTTGGTGTTATCGTTTGGTTAGCAATCGCTGCGACTGCTTGTGTAGAGCTACTATAAACACCCGATAACTTGTTGGTAATAGAATTATAATCTACTTGACCAGAACTAGATACGGTACCTGCGGGTAACGTGGTTGCGAGTTGTACCGAACTCGAAATAACCCCACCACCTAATGCGGTTGTGGGAATACTTCCACTCTGTATTAAACTACCATATAAAAATGTTTGTGCCATATCTAGTTCTCGTTACAATATTAAAATATGTGTTATTGGGATACCCAAGTATTTGTCCACACTCCATCTTCTCGTTGTACATATGGTCCATACACAGGTGGTGGTGTATGTATAAATAGATTGTATCCGTATTGACCGAGTGTTTCGTTGGTTGGTATTTCCTCAACAGGACAATCTGGAAACAATAGTAAAAAATTACTATATGTCAGTGGGTGATTAATTGCTTGATTGTTTTCTATTTTGATTACAAAAATATTATCATGGTCCATATTATGATACCCTCATTATGTTATACATTTCCTGCGTTCGACGGATAGCTTCGGCCATCACCCCAGATAATACGGACAGCACCACGACCTCCTGCACCAGAATAACCGTAAAAAATATTTCCCTCTGGGTCTGGGTAATTGAACCCTCTTTCTCCACCAGCCCCTCCGTACAGCCCACCATTGCCACCATCACCAGAAGCACTGCCGCCGCTAGTTCCACCAGAGCCACCACCACCTCCCGATCCACCCCCCAAGGCATTAGTCACACCTCCGGTGCCAGTATTTCCAGTGCCGAGAAGTCCTATACCACCACCACCACCACCAGCAAAAATCTGACTATTATCTATTCGTCCAGAAAAAAAGTTTGGGTCTACACCGCCACCACCCCCACCACCAGCAGAACCTGCCGTGCCATTACCACCGTTTGATGGCGTTCCGTTGTTAAACCCAGTCCCACCGTTTCCACCCATAGCTAGGTATCCACCAGCACCACCACCGCCGTCAGTCCATAGGTTGCCATATCCTCCACCAAAGATAACTGATCCAACACTTGGTTCACCGCTGTGTCCACCAACTCCTCGCACAAGAACTGTTGCAGACCGAGCAATAGTACTACTACCGCCCACACCACCAGCTATGTATGTATTAAGACCACCGGCTCCGGCAGTACCACCAGCGCCAACAACAACCGTTAAAGACTCGCCAGGCGTTACGGAAATATTGTTACTATACGAAAGACCACCGGCTGAATTTCCTATACTTGTAACACCTCCACCGCTACCACCACCAACACAAACAACACATATACTGGTCACACCTGCGGGAACCGTAAATGTAAATGTTCCTGCGGTAGTGTATGCAATCTGCCCCGGTCCACCGACTCCTAACCCTCGTCCAAATCGTCGTGCACTTCCTGCACTAAATGTTCCCCAAAGCGGTGTCATAAATTAGGTATACTTGGTAATAGACCCAAGAACATGATATGACGCACTTGCCACTTTAATAATAGTAAATTGATGTGCATCTAAACTATTCGTATTTGCTGACCCACTGGTTCCACCTTGCCAACGTGGAGTGACCGATACACCATCAATTTGATATGCGGATGCGGAATATGCGGTAGCTCCATTAAATACCAATACGGTTGCGGTGATACTTTGACCAGGATACATCATACTATTTAATGTTGTTCCTGCATCACCACGGAAATTAGTAGTCCAATTTGCACCAGTACTTGCACTACGGAAGAAAATAGATCCACTAGTCAAGTCCACATTAAATGTTGCTGGTGGAGCGGAACCTGTTATATTGACCTTTTCAATAATCTGTTGCACCATCATCGTACCAGATACATGTAACGATGCACTTGGTGGATTAATATTGATACCTACGTTTCCTGTAGCATTTACCGACCCTATAAATGACCCACTAAATGATCCCGATGCATTTGCCGTATTCAGTAATGCCTTAATAAGAATGTTGGATCCATTTGGTGGTGCGGTGACAAACGATGCGGTTTGTGCAGTGATGGTGTAATCCGTGATATTTGTATAAGCCATACCAGCGACATATACATCTACCGAAGTACTATTATATGATTGTGATAATATATAATTTTTAGTTGACCCATCACCAACAAATGTATAATTGTCGGTTTGTACTGCAATTGGAATATTAGTTAGTCCCGAGCCATTACCCGTAAATGATCCTGTAAATGACCCCGTGAATGGGTCCGTTAAGGTCTTAAATTGTGCCGAGGACGAAATAGTACCTGCTGCGGCACCGGCGGATGCCACATAGGATGCAGTCAGTGCAAACGATGCTGTTGTAGCAAATGATGAAGTGGTAATAGATCCACTAAATGACCCTGTGTTAATTTGTAAAGAGCTGGTGACCCATCCTGGGTACTGTGCCGAACTTGATACAATTCCACCGGGAAGTAGTGCTGGTATTTGTGCTGCACCCGATACAACACCGTTTGTTGCGGCTATTGATCCTGTTATTCCTGATGTACCTTTAACTAGTAATGATCCCGTAATTGTTACATCACCAGCATCAGTTATTATTAAATTATCTCTGTTATCTGCTTGATTTCGTGTACCGATTGTACTGTTTGCATTACTTGTTTTTAAACGAAGGTTATTTGATCCTAATGCTTGCATCGTCGCATTTGGATTGGTATATGTAAATGATAATGCGTTATTAGTTCCTGGGGCTATACCTATGTCACCACTACTGCGAAGTACAAAATTTGGTGCGCCATTAGACAGTTCGATATAGCCATAATAAGAAGCCGTAAGTGGTCCTTTGGTCAACATTATGGCTCTATGGTTACTGAATTGCGCCGTATCAATTACTAATGGTGCTGGTGGTGTACCTATGGATGCACTATATCCAAGTAATATTGACCCAGTATCAATTCTTATTGACCCTGTGCTTACATATTGACTTCCTGTTTGGTCACCAATAAATGATCCAGTAAATGAACCTGTGTTAATTTGTGTGGAACTAGATACCGTACCCGCCGGAAGTAGTGGTTGAATTTGTGCCGACGATGACACAATACCAGAATTATAGTTGACTGATGACCATACCACTTGTGCGGATGAAGTGACCCATCCTGGATATTGTGCTGAACTGGATACAACTCCACCAGGTAATCCAGCAGAACTAATATTAGTTAGTTGACTACCATCACCTCTAAATGAACCAGTAATACTTGATGCAGATACAATTGATGCGGTGACCGATGTACCGACCGATAGATTAGAACCAATTGTAACCAGTCCCGTACCCTTAACAGACAGTATATTTCCTGCTGCACTACCACTAGTAGTGATGTCAAGATAATTAGATGTTTGCGTTGAGTTACCTAAAATACCAACTACGGGTACTACGGACGATGTGGTATTTAATACTTGAAGTACATATGATGGTACTGGGCTACTTGTGTATCCATTATTTGATATCTGTAAATACTTAGCATTGAATTGTAGTCTATCAAATGGTGCATCTGCTCCGTACTTACCACCCATAAATGATGCATTATTTCCAGTCGATGAGGTGATTTGAAAATATGCAGTATTAATACTATCTAACCACGCACCACCATTTGCCACAATACGCAATTCTGCGGTTTGACTATTTCCTTTTCCTTGTAAGACTAATCCAGAACCATCCGTACTGTTTATTACGGTTGGCGCTCCTAACCCAATCGTTGATGTTACAAATGATGCCGATGTTGCTGATGTATTTGTAAGTGCGTTAAACTGTGCGGAGCTGGAGATAACACCGCTTAACTTATTTGTAATTGAATTATAATCAATTTGACTGGATGCGGTCACCCATCCTGGATATTGTGCTGACGACGATACCAGACCACCTGGGACACCAGCCAAACTACTATATGCTAATGATCCTGTAAACGATGATGCGGAAACATTACCTTGTACATGTAAAAATGCAGCAGGGCTGGTAGTTCCTATACCAACACCTGTTGCATTACTATATACAGTTTTTCCACCACTACCAAGTTTAATAGCACCTACTGTTGAATCTTGTACACCATAGATACCAATTGTATTTGCTACGTTAACGTCATATAAGGCTGCATCATCACCACCTTGGAAATATTTTGCACCATTTGTAGTGACCGATAATACTGCACCGTCAAATAATAGAGCTGATTCACCGTTAATTCCACCAGTACCAGTGGATGTTAGTACATAATTGTCTGTTGCGTTTGTGTATGTAGATACAACTTGTTGTGTAGAACTTGATATGGTACCCGCAGGTAATACTTTTACTACACCAGAACTAAAATGCGTTGATCCTGTATCTACTGTTATGGTTCCAGTACCGGTGATAGTTCCACCTGTTAAACCACTACCAGCGGTAATTGATGTTACGGTTCCACCACCACCAGCAAGATTTGTTCCTACTCCTGCTGCAAGTCCTGTAACGTCCCAGTATCCACCACGATTTGGTGAATTTTTTTCAAAAATACGAACTCTATTTTGAAATACATCAATAACAACACTACCACTAATACTATTATTAGTTTGTGGTCGTGCCAATTCAAGTTGACCACCTTCATCGGCAATAGAATTATTTGATACTAAATTAACTGTTGCTTCAATATTACCCGATGCACTAACCGTTTGTAATAGTGTATTGACATACGATGCGGTTGCTGCAAATGATGCGGAGGTGCCTGTCAACGCATTGAACTGAGCAGAACTAGATATTACACCACTAAGTTTGTTGGTAATTGAATTATAGTCAATTTGTGATGACGCCGTAACCCAACCAGGATATTGTGCAGATGAGGAGACTGTTCCACCAGGAAGTAACGGTTGGACTTGTGCGGAACTAGAAACTACACCAGATAATTTATTTTGAATGCTATTATAATCAATTTGCGATGATGCAGAGACTAGTGTTGGTGTTCCAATCAATCCACTATATGGGAATGTTCCTGTATGTGACCCAGTAAATGATCCTGTAAATGGATCTGTTAATGTTTTAAATTGTGTCGATGATGAAATTACACCAGCCAATCCACCAGCATTTGCAGCATATGATGCCGTTGTTGCGTAACTTGCGGATGCTAATATACCAAAAAAAGACCCACTGAATGAACCCGTCATATTCTGGGTAACATTCAATAAAGCCTTTACTAGAATATTTGATGATGCTGGTGGTGCGCTTATAAATGAAAGAGTCGCACCAGTTAATGTATAATCTTGTATATTGGTCTGTGAAAGACCAGCAAGTGATACAAATAAAGACGATACATCATAACTTTGGGATAATACGTAATTTTTGGTTGACCCATCACCAGTAAATGTATAGGTATCAATACTAACAGAACTACTCAGAACTGTTGCTGCTGGTAAGTTTGTTAATTGGCTACCGTCACCTTTAAAAAATGACGCAGTAACCGAACCCGATACATTTACACTCCCGCTAGATACCAGACCTTTGCGGGCAATAAATTCATTTGCCATATTATCCCTTCTTCACATTTCCAAAGGTTATAAAAAAGGGGTGGGTAGGATTAGTACCCACCCCCTATACTACTTACTTATGTTATTATAATGCTCGAACCGCTGTCTTAACTGTCCATGTACCTGACACGTTGGTAAACTTCAATCGTGCAACACCAGATACCACATCTACTACAAACGATGCTTGTGCAGTATTACCGATATCATTTGTTGATGTATCGGTATATTCTACTGTACTTGGACTCCATACAGACATCACGGTACCTGCTCTGTAGTTAGTTCCGTCGTTGATAGTATAATCAAAATATCCTGCTGTGAACGAACCAGTTGCGACCGATGCCACTACTTGATTTGTTACAGGACCAACGATACCCGTGACTGTACTACCAGAATATAATGTATTATTTAAATATGCCGATGTACTACCACTTAATACACCACTAACAGTAAGTTGTTGTGGGAAGGTAAAGTTTGATGCTGCGAACGTGGTGCCCGTGATACTTGCGAGTGCAATTTGACTTGATGCGGTGACCCAACCAGGATATTGTGCGGACGATGATACTGTACCACCAGGTAATAATGGTTGAACTTGTGCAGATGATGAAACGACACCACTTAACTTATTTTGAATACTATTATAGTCTACTTGTGTTGATGAAGAGTAAATACCTTGTAATAGTATTGTACCATTTGCAGTAATGTTTGCCGCAGTTAGTGTACCAGTTAATGTTGGTGACGCACTCATTACTACGTTACCAGTACCCGTGATTGCGTTAGATACAAGTCCGTCACTTCCATTTGTAAATACTGCTTGGTTTGCAGTCAAGTTAGATGCGGTGACAGTACCAGTTACTTCTAATGCACCTGTAACTGCCAATTTACCACCAATCAATGCATGATTGCCTGTTTGTAATACAGAACTACTGAGAATACTAGTTGCGTTAACAGTAGTTGGTGCTATAGTTTGTCCTGCTATTGCAGCGACTGCTTGTGCAGAGGAAGAATACACTGCTGCCAAGGATGATGTAGTTGTTGCAGTAAATGCAGATGCGGTAATAGTACTACCTGCAGACAATCCGTTAGTGATTGAGACAGTTATACCATTATCTGTAATTTGTGAATCTGTAATATGTTCAAGTCCTGCACCCTTCAATATACGATTCTGTGTGATAAGTGTTTCATTGCCAACACTATTGAATGTTGCAGGCCCCATCAAAAGTACAGATGACGTAACTCCACCTGCTGTATTTTGATGGACGAATATCCACTGGTCATTAATAGAATCAAAATATAATGAACCGCTACGTAGTGGTGACGAACCCGAGTCAATAACTTCCAATCCACCAAATCTTGTACCTGGTGTGTTGGTGTTAACTGTGATTACATTTGTTCCAATATTTAACGTACTTTGAGAAATGTAACTGATTGACGAAGAGCCAAGTACAGTTAAATTTTGACTAATAAATAATGAACCCGTGATAATTTGGTTTGCAGTAAATACATTTGAACCAGTGGTTGCTAATGCACCAATACCTGTTGTATTTTGTACAACTATTTGTGATGAAGCTGTGACCCAACCAGGATATTGTGCCGAACTTGATACGGTACCACCTGGAAGTAATGGTGCAACTTGTGCTGAACTACTTACAACACCACTGAGTTTGTTTTGAATACTGTTGTAATCAATTTGTGATGAAGCAGTGACCCATCCTGGATACTGAGCGGATGAAGAAACGGTACCACCTGGAAGTAGTGGTGCAACTTGTGCCGAACTGGATACAACACCACTTAACTTATTTTGTATTGAGTTATAATCAATTTGTGATGATGCGGATACCGTACCTGCTGGGGCGCTAACGGTAACTGTTTGTCCCGTTGCATTAGTGGTGACACCATTACCACCATTAATGGTTAATGCTTGTGTTTTAAGGTTGATGGTACTTGTACCAGTACTACCAGTTACATTAAGTACCGTTGCAATACCTGTTAATCCACTACCATCACCAGTGAATGAACCAGTGAATGAACCAGTAAATGGATCAGTTAATGTCTTAAATTGTGTTGAGGAAGATACTGTACCTGTTGGGAGAAATGCTGTAACTTGCGCCGAACTTGATACCGTATTTGCTGGTAATAACGGTTGAACTTGTGCGGATGAAGAAACAATGCCTGTATTATAATTTACTGATGACCATACAACCTGAGTTGATGATGATACAGTACCCGCAGGTAGTCCAGATGGACTTACATATGATGCAGTAGTTGCTGTTCCAATTGAGCCCGAAAATGAACCCGTAAAGGACGTTGCGATAACATTATATCCAGATGCATCTACTGTACCGCTAACTAGTAACGAACCAGTGATTTTTGCTCCACCGGATTGAGCTATTATACCTCGTCTTGCTACAAATTCATTTGCCATAGGGCATCTCCAAATGGTACTAAGTATCTAAAATATAAATAGTTAGTTACTACTATAAAGTAGGAAATAATTTGAATAAACTCTGGACTGTCCACGGGTATGACCCACTTCCTAAACTCTCTACACGAAGCTTAATATATCCCGTATCCTGCACTAATGAGAATCTGATATCAGATGTGTCTCCTACATCTGTACTGGATATGTCTGTTACGGTTGTGGTACTACCACTCCACCCTGCTAGTATCATACCAACACGTACTCCACCTTGTCTAGACGCAACGTACTCGACCGTGGCCGCGGAAAAACTACCAGTTGGAATAAATGGGTATACATACTCCGTTGCACCAAATATTCCTGTGTTGACCGACCCAGTGAATGTAAGAGAAACATTACCCGCATTTAATTTAAATTCATCCGATTGTACACTATGCGGTGTAATCGTACTACCACTAATAAATCCTATTATTTGAGCGGAACTAGTCGGGACTCCACCTGGTATCTGTAAATCGTTTAGTAGTAGAATCGCAGAACCGGAACGGGTAAATAACTTACCGTCTGCGATATTGAGGGCTAGTTCACCAGGAAATAGCGCAGAAGCAGTAGGTACTGCTCCCGACTGACTACTAACTAGTGGTATAAAACGATTTGCTGCCATAACACCTCTTGTATTAAAACTTTATATAAATATTATAGTTTTGTTATCTTCACGTATCCTGACCCACTTTGATATCCAATTGTTGTGATTGCAGATCCACTAAATGTAGAAAGTGTATCGTATAATCCATCAGCAGTTGCTACGTTCGTTCCACTACTACTGATGTATGACCCGCCACCACCGCCGGAGTCTGGTAGAGTGGATGTAGCTCTTGCACTACCCGCTCCGCCGGAATATCCACCACCGCCACCACCGCAGATTGGACCAGCACCACCACCTCCACCAAATCCACCAGTACTAGTTCCTGGTGGTGGGTATGATGTCGATGTTCCTCCACCAACTGAACCTGTCCAAAATCCTTTACCGCCACCACCATTATTTGTTGAACCAGGTCCGTTATAAACTCCGAGCCCACTTACACCACTACCACTTATACCAACTGCAAATCCACCACCACCACCGCCATCATATGGGTTTGCAGATGATGAAATATGAGAACGACCTCCGGTTCCATTTCTTCCACCAATTTCAAAAAATGCCGCGTTACCACCATATGTTGTAGTTCTGCCAAATATTTGTGACCCACTTACCACAGGAAGTGCACTTGACCATGCACCTATACCACCTCCACCCCCAGCAATAATTAATGGAATAATTGAAGATGAATTTGATGCTGATGGTACTACGAACGTTCCACCACCACCGCCTAGTCCAGTATACGTTGCAACTTGTGATGCGTTTGCAGATTGTTGTCCAACCACTATCAATAACTTTTGATTTTGTTGTAAACTAAATCTTGCACGCATTTTTGAACCACTACTAAATGCACCAGATACAGGTAAACCTGCGTGTGTACCTCGTCCACTACTTGCTCCAGCTACTTCTATTTCATAGGTTGCAGTTTGTGGTACTGTCCATACTTGATATCCAAGATATCCAGACTGTGTAGTAAAGTATGCACTATTTGCTGTCCAAGTTGCTGACCCAGTATATGCTGCAAGAAACTGTGTTAGTAACGGAGGATTTGATCCTGTGACACTTACATTTGTAAATGTAAACGTAGTAAAATCATATAGACTACGATTATTTGGTGTTACACTAAATCCATTAGTAAATTGTATTGCCATATAATCTATTATGCTAAGCTTGCACTACGATATTGTGTTCCTGTGTATACATAAATAAATGACCCACTAAAATACATAGATCCTGTTTGTGGTGTAGCTGGTGCAACTATTGGTAGTATAAATTCATTTGCTAATACCGATCCCGTAATGGAACCAGGTGATACGACATTTATTGACGACCCCGAGGTTAATATCAACGATGAACTATTTGTTAATAATAACGATACATCATTTGCCGTTGCATTACCGTTGAAACTTGCGGTAGATGTTACCGTTAGTGCACCACTAATAATTTGATTACCAACAAATGTATTTGAACCAGTAGTTGCTAATGATGCAGTTATTGCGCTTACTTGTACAGAAGAACTAACTGTGCCTGCTGGTAATGAATTTACAATTTGTGTAGAGCTGGTCACCCAACCTGGATACTGTGCAGAACTACTAACTGTACCTGCTGGTGTAATTGCTACTGCACTTGCTGCATAACTTGCCGTAACTGCGTATGACGCAGATGTAATGGTACCAGTTAATGATCCTGTAAATGATCCACTAAATGACCCTGTATTAATTTGTGCTGAACTGGTAACCCATCCAGGATATTGTGCGGAGGATGATACAATACCAGAATTATAATTTACAGATGACCAGATAATTTGAGTAGAACTTGTTACCCACCCAGGATATTGTGCAGAACTACTAACTGTACCTGCTGGTATATTTTGCCCTGCGTTGAGTGCAAAACTTGCAGTTGTAGCAAATGACGCAGTTGTAATTGAACCACTGAATGAACCTGTATTTATCTGTACCGATGATGATACCGTTCCTGTTGGTAATGCTGCTATTATTTGAGTGGAACTACTAACTGTACCCGCTGGTACTGTAGCTGTTGCATTTAATGCGTAACTTGCAGTGGTTGCAAACGATGCACTTGTTATTGTACCAGATAATGAACCACTAAATGATCCTGTAATACCTCCAACACTTGTTACTGACCCACTAAATACTGCTGGTCCGATATTGGTGAATGTTGACGAACCAGATACAGTTAATGATCCTGTTATATTAACATTACCCAACACATTTTGGCTACCAGATGTGTTTAAACTACCAGTAAGTTGATGTTGATTGTTTGCTTTTAGTCGTAATTTTTCATCATTTACATTCTCACCACCAGCAAATAGTATCACGCTACTTCCAGATGTTCCAGAACCTAGTACTAAGTTTCCTAGTAATACTTGACTTCCTGTGGTATATAAATAACCATCTCCAGGATAATCATGTATAGCATCACCAACATATGTGGTACTATTGATACCCATGTTGATATAACCACTGGTTTCTGTACCTGTGTCGGTTGTTGCTACTATGTCCGAAGATGCGTTTGACCCTGTACTAAAATTACGAACGTTAACTTGTAGATAATTGTTCGTATTTCCATGCGCAGATATTAAATTAAAAGATGTTGTACGCCCAGCGTATATACCAAGTTTATCTGGATTTTGCTCGTCAAAGAAAGTTGTTCCGTCACCTAAAATAAGACTTGATGCTGTTTGATATAATAAACCACTGGAAGATAATGTAGTATCCGATGCCCAAAGTGATAGATATCCTCGTGTACCATCCCGTACTGTAGAAACAGTTGATGCCGATATTGCCCAACTAGATGTACCTATGAGTGAACCAGAATTGATATTTAAACTACCAGTTAATTGATGTTGACCACTTGCTTTTAATCGTAGTTTACCATCACTATAACTTTCACCACCAGCAAATAAAGTAAGTGTACTGTTTGGAGTTGCTGTACCAACTACTAAATTACTACCTGTGGTGAAAATGTACCCGTCGCCAGGCAAGTCGTGTATGTTAGCACCGACATAACTAGTACCATTAATGCCCATATCAATATAACCAGTATCTTCGGTACCTGTGTCATATGTTGCTACGATGTCGGCAGAAGAATTACTACCCGTACTAAAATTACGAATATTAATTTGTAAATAGTTGTTATTATTTGCGTGTGCGGATACGAGATTAAACGAGTTAGTGCGTCCCGCGTATATACCTAATTTGTCTGGATTTGTTTCATCAAAGAATGTGGTACCATCACCTAGAATGAGGCTAGATGCTGTTTGATATAATAAACCACTAGACGATATCGTTGTGTTAGATGACCATAATGGTATGTATCCTCGTGCTCCACCACTTAATGCAGAAACGTATGACGCAGTTGATGCGTATGAAGCAGACACCGATGCACCCATATTTGCCGCATAACTTGCGGTCAACGCATAACTTGCACTTACAACATTTCCAGTTCCACCTACTTGTAATACAATTGGAGCATCACTACCCGTTTGAAATTCTCCTGCAAAAATAATATCAATTGCATCCGCAACACTTGCAGTTCCTAGTAGTGAACCAGTAATACCACCAACATTACCACTATCAACAACTAATAATGAACCAGTGATGACAGCAGAACCGCTGAATGGGAATCCAGAACCTGCTCCTGCATTTTGTGCATAAGAAGCGGTGAGTGCATATGATGAAGATACGGCAGTATCAATTGACCCACTAACCGCTAAAGCGTAACTCGCAGTATATGCGTTTAGTGCGGAAACTGCCAATAATGGTAACGATCCAGTTCGTTGTACAACTACCGAACTAGGTTGAACACTTACCTTGTAATCAGGTGATTTTTCAATATTAACACTAATGTTTGGTACATCTACCAAAACTTTATTAGCATCACTATTTTCTCTGACTACAACCGTTATATCTGGTACACCCAGATTGATTGGACGTAATGAACCACTCATTAATTATCTCGTAGCAGTTGGGCGAATAGTCAACGCTCCCTCCAATATTCTTCGTTTTATTGGAGTGACTGATCCACTAACCATGTTTATGTCATAGACATATCTTCGTTGGTTTAGTGTTAAAGTTTGCTCTGGGGTTAATTCCACCATTATTGAACCAGAATTAAGCGGTGGAAGTTTTGTGATGGTAAATGTAGCAGCAACTTCATCGGTGGTATAGTTTTCTCTTACTTGACCACTAAAAGTATAATCTGTTATGTTAAGTGGGATACTTCCGCTATCACTAATGATGGTAGCTCCGATACGAAACGTTTCCCCTTGACCAATATTAAATTCGGTGAGTTCTGCCATGTATTATACCCAAAAAATAAGTGTCCCACTGCCCAATTATACTCTATATAAGTATCAGACAGTGGGACACACCTTCTATTTTTAACTACTGATTAGTAGTTCAATACGCAATAGTCTGGTTGAATTTCTAATTCAATCGCTACGTTATCACTTGTATCTGACCATTCTAGGTCACCAAATGTTGCACGAGTGATTTGTGCACCCTTGATAATCCATTCTTCAACCTTATCACCGACTGGGCCTAAAACTTGAAGTGTCAAGTCTTTCTTATAGAATTCTGCGTATCCGTCACGACCGGTTACTGATTCATGATGTAAACGAACCCATTCCATTACTGCTTGTGCACCAGATGGTACAACAGGATCATAAAGGGTTAAAGTCATAGGTTGCCATACAGATACACCCTTTACAAAGCGAACGGTGTTAATATGTGGAACCTTGATAGTATCTTGACGAATTTCTGGACGGCTTACTTTCTTTACGATATAAGCTGGTACTCCTTCAATTAACATCAAAAAGCGATTTTTGACCTTTGGTTCGAACGCCGTAAAGAAAATTTCATTTTCGGCTACGATATTGTTTGCCATTTGTATCTCCTAACAGATTTACTATAAATAGTCGGTAACGGAAAAATATAACCTATTTTATTATGCGCCTGGGAATACTGCCCCAGTTGGAAGAATGTTGAATTCTAACTTGATGAATTCAGCAGTCTTTGTTGGTTGGAGATACAATTGACCAACCAAGAGGTTACGGTCAATTACGTCTGGTGTATTATTGGTTTCGTCCATAATAACACGGAATGCGTAAAGACCCGAACGTTCTTGGACGTTTGCCAAGAATGGATTGACGATGTTGAGGAAACGACGACGAGTTGCTTCAACGTTTTGTTCAAATACGAGGAATCGTGCTGAACTTGCGATAAACTTCTTTACGGTAATTAACAAACGACGGACGTTTACACGGTCAAGTGCTGATGCTCGACGTTGTAATGTCTTTTGACCCCATACACAGATACCTTGTCCTGGGAATTGTGCGATTGGGTTGACCTTACCTTCATATAGTGAATCACGTTGTGCTTGTGCCAAACGAACCTTAACACCTGCTGCTCCTGGAATTCCACCACGATTCAAACCTGCTGGTGCAAACCATTCTGCTGCTGTATTATCACTATATGCATATACTTCTGGGAGAACTGCTGATGGTGGAACAAATGCAAACTTATTTGTATTTGTATCCAACACTCTTACCCAAGGATAGTATGTTGCTGCGTAATTACTATCAATTAATGCTGCTGTATTTACTGCGGTTGTGGTTGTGTCACTTGCAAGTACTGTGTCCATAATATAGAAACAGTCACCACGAGATTCACAAACGTTTAATGCGTAATTTGCGATGTATGCGTGTTGAGAATAAACAACACCAGGTAATACTAATAGATTAATATCAAATACATCTGGGTTACTGATTGCATCCAATGCTTTCTTGTATGCTCTTGAACCTGCACTTGTAGAAGTACTTAAGTCAAATCCCTGCGTATTTGTTGATGTAATACCATCGTACATATTAATCATACGTGCTGGATTATCACCATCAAATCCACCTTGGAATGGAACTGTAAACTTCAAGAGTGATGCTAATGTTGGTGCTGCACCTGCTAGATATTGTGCAACTGTGTATCCAGTTCCGGTTGCATCATATAATTCATTTGATGGTAGATTTTCAAGATTGAATGCAGCTCCACGAGTTACTGATCCACTTGGAATTGGTGCCAAATAAGACATATTGGTGTTTGGAATATCAGAGTATTGGAATCCATAGAATCCATTACTACTGTATGTTGCCGTGGTGCTGTATCCACGACTACTTCCCGATACCCAATTTGATGAAATATATGTTGGAGCTGGTACTGCCGAACCAGAGTATCCGATTGGTGAGCTTAATGCTGCAAATCCAAATGGTAATGCGTCTGGTGAGACGTTTTCCGAACCATCTGCCATTTCGATACGAACATATGATGAATTATTTTGGAAATCACCTTGGAAATAACGTTCACCGGTATTTGGATCTGTTACTGGTGCACTGTTACCAATACGACGAGCGATATAATTTGCGTCTGATGGGTTAAGTGACAAGTTATCAAATTGTTCTAGTACACTTGGGTTTGCATCTGTGTCTGCAAAATCACGTACTTGAAGTGAGAATGTTCCATATGCTCCTGATACGATTGCCTTCTTTGGACCAAGAACACTAATTTTTACTTGCTTATTTGCAGCGTTACCATCACTTAATGTATGTACCTTAAATAAGTTTTGGTTAACACCACCGAGTTGTTGTGATTGAATCCAAGGAGTTGATGCAAATGTATACGATCCGTATGTACTACCAGTCAAATATAATAAGTCAGAACTTACTTCTGCTGACATTACTACTGATGCACCACCACTGGTGATTGCTTCTGGGAAGATAGAGTAAACATATCCACCCTTTGTTCCAGTTGTGCCAAATCCAAAGTAGTTTCCAATATAACCACCTGCTGCTGTGGTTGAGCTTAAACTAGATCCTGTGAATGGTCCGCCTAGTGCATTTAATGCAACACTAAAGTTTGTTGACGTTCCCGAAGCACTTATTGCTGTAATGTCACTACCAGAAACAGTAGGATGAATGACTGCATACACAAATGAACCACTAGTACCAGTTGCTTTAATAATAGCGGGTGTAGCAGCTGTTGGGCTGTATCCGTCCAAACCAAGAACACGAACAACTGTTGCTCGTCCCGATTCACGGAGGTAGTTTTTAACCGTTAATCCTAAGAATGACTTACCATCAGGTGCGCCAAACTTGTTTTCAAAGTCTTGTTGACTTGTGACTATGGTTGGAATAAATGCTGGTCCTTTTGGTGTTGGACCGATAAATGCACCAGCAATTTCACCAACGCCTTGTTCTAGGAAACTAAGGTCACGTTCTTGTGTGAAAACGCCAGGACTCACAATGCGTTCTGCCATACGGAATCTCCAATATTACTTATTGCTCAGGGGTGAATACACCAGTGTCTACGTCTAAAGAACCCATTCCATATTTCTTCAATAATTCGTCAATTAATCCTTTTTCTTTGACGAGTAATTCTTTATATTTTGCTG